GACACCAACTCCTTCCTCCAGGAGCGGTTCGCCCAGGACCGCCAGACAGGAGATGGGATGTTCCCGATCCTGATTAAGGACCTGAAGGGCGGCTTGGTGTTCAGCACCGACGCGGCGTGGCCCATCAAGCCGGCGTCCCGTGGGTTCGGCAAGGAGTCCACCAACCGTGAGTGGGAGCTGCACACCGGCTCCGGCAACCTGACCGAATAAGGCAAAGAGAGGGCCGCCCGCCTGGGTGGCCCTCTCAATTCAATAAGGGGGTATTGAATTATGAAACAGATGGAAGTCACGAAAAAGGAGATCGGCGATAACACGTTCTACATCAAGCCGTTCCCGGCCTTTGTGGCCGTGAATATCAGCGGAGAGCTTGTCTCCGTCCTGTCGCCCCTGCTGGGCGGAATTGCTGCCGTGGTGGGCGCCGGATCTGGCGGAGAGGGCTCCGACGAAAAGCCCAAGAACATCATGGACGTGGATGTGGAAGACGCCCTTCCGGCTATCACGTCGGCTTTTTCCAGCATCTCGGGCGACAAGTTTGAGCGTCTGATGAAGAAGCTCCTGATTGACAACAAGAACGTCTCCGTCGAGAGCGAGGCCACCGACGGCCAAGTGAAGGTCCTCGACTATGACCTCGCCAACGAGGTGTTCTGCGGCGATGTTCAGGATATGTATATCCTCTGCTTCGAGGTGATCCGCCTGAACTTCAAGGGTTTTTTCTCGAAAATCGGAGACCGATTTGGAGACCTAAAGGGTCTGCTCCAGAAGGAGGCTCCGACTACCAAAAATGGGGAGACCTCGACCTGACCCAGTTCTCCGAGCTGGAGTTGAGAATGTACATCCTCATAAAGTCCCGCTTGGCATCGAAGCTGGAGCTCGAAACGGTCTATACGCTTGACGAGGCCCTGAAGCTCTATGCCCTGCACTGTATGGACATGGACATTGAGCGCGGGCAAGCGGAAGAGTTGAAGGCCCAACAGCAAAAGTAAATGCCTCCGCCATTCGGGAAGGCCCGACGGCGGAGGCATACTGCTGGCCTCAGTAGAGCAGCTTCAGAAGGGTGTTGTAGGTCTCGGAGTCCAACTCGCAGAGGGCCTTGGTCCCATCCTTGAAGATGATGGACACAACGTACTTTGACTTGGTCTTGCTGGACGTGCCGCCTGCAATGGCACCCGCAAGGCCGAATGTCGCGGCCCCGAGAACGCCCTTTGTCAGGGCCCCCTTCTTGCTGGTTTCGCTTTCGTTCATCATGAGCTCGTAACTCTCAACGGTCTCTTTGTTGATGAACGTAAGCCGCTTCCTGAGCAGCTTGGACTCGTCGATGTAGAGGCCCTTCTTCCAGTTTTTGAACTTAATCAATCCCTGGTGGTCGCCCGCTGTGGCTTGGTTGATGATGTTCATGCAGACCCTCCGTTCATTTTGTAGTCTACGAGATAGCAAACTGTATTATAGCAGACTACGAAAATTTAGTAAAGCCAAAGCGAGGTGATGGCGGTGACGATAGCTGAGTTCATCAACAAGGTCGGCTTCAAAGTCAAGAATGAAGATGTCGATAAGGTCAACAACACAATATCCGGCATCAAGGACACCGCCACGAAGCTGCTCGGTGCCATCGGCATCGGGTTCAGCCTTACCGCTGTCAATGGCCTTGTTGAAGAGTTTACCCGTGTAAACAACCAGATAAGAAATGCGACCGAGGCTCTTGGAGATCAGAGGGATATTCAGGAGGAGATCATGGCCGCAGCAGAGGCCACGAGGACGTCCTACTCGGACACCGCCAACGTGGTCTCTATGCTCGTAAAGGGAAATTCCGAGCTGTTCGGCAACGTCGACGAGGCGGTGAAGTTCAACAACGCCGCCACGATGCTGTTCAAGAGTGCCGGTAAAACCAACGAGGATATTGCCTCGCTGATGGAGGCCATCAACAAGTCCTTCCAGAAGGGCTATGTT